CAGATGGAATAGGAATAGTGTCCTCTGCAGAGAGAGGAATCCAGGGGAACAGAGAGACCTCATAACCAGCCTTACGTACTCTTCCCTCACTTCCATCTTTACGCACGTTAGGGTCGCGCATCTTGACCACACAGGGTCGATTTAGATAGTACCCTACAACTCTTTTATCTTCTTCTTCACCAAATGCCATTTCATTGACATCAGCGATCATGTCCTCACCGGACTTTAGAAGCAGTAGTTTAATTGACATAACTCAGAATTTCCTATACATATTTTACCAAGAAAAAAGAGGGGTGTCAACTGGATTTTGCCAGTAACCCCTCCGTCTGCGACGACGATATTCAGTTTTATTTAGTATTTATTTTTTAGGTGTTAGTGCGAATGCTCCACTCATCACTGCGCCAAAAATGGCTAAGGTTGCTAAGATTTCCATATGCTAAGAAACAAATGTAGTAATGGGAACTCCAATAAAAATAGTCATTAAAGTTCCAGCTGCTAAGGCAGTGGTGGTGAAGTTCATTAATACCTCCTAATGGATTACAGAATTATTTAGAAATTAGTGTATCACTGTGATACACTTTTGTATCAACCACCACTCAATTATACCACATATGTTAGAGTATTAAAACCAATCTTTTCGTTGATGATGCTTGGGAACAATTCTACCAAGAACAACTGTCAATAGTCCATCTTCAAAATCAACTGATCCAACTTCGGTCTCATCAGATAAAGTCCATACTCTTGTAAAAGATCTTTGTGCTAAACCTTTGTGGACATATTCAGTTTCAGTTTCTTTGTCTTCTTTCTGACCTTCAATGAAAAGTTTTCCATCTTGTGTGTAGACAAATACTTCTTTCTTTTTAAATCCTGCAAGTGCAATCTCAAGTCTTGATTCTACATTACTAACTTTAACCAAATTGTATGGAGGATAGTTTGTTGTGGTCTCATGAAGATCGAATACACGATTGAGATAATCATTCATCCCAATACTATTCTTAGAAATCTTATCCAAGAGTCCAGGAAGATCCGCAGCAGTATACCTTGTGAGGTTACCCATATTAGTAGCTCCTTTAAAAGCGAGTTTGTTTTGTGTGGACCCCGAAGGCATCCAAATATATTTATAACATAGAACATAAAAAAACGGGGTAGTGAACCCCGCAATTTTTTATTCGGTTTTACTCAAAGAATGGGAGCAAAGTGCCGTCACCCATTTTATCCTTAGAATAATATACCGGTTTTCCGCAATGTGGACACAAAAGTTCCTCTCTATTTCTACCAATATAACCTTTACCAAAAGAATATGGTTCCTGTTCTGGTTTTACCCCAGACATTTTATACAATTCTTTATATCCAACTTCAATTGGATTGCAATACTTTTTTCTAAAAATATCTACAGAATCATACCACACATCTTCTTTTGTTTTAGATCCTTTAGGAGTAAATCCTCTCGGATACCAAACGTCTAATTTATTTGCAACTTTAATCGCATCTACAGCAGTTTCAATATTACCGTCAAGTTGTTTATCAGGAATAAAATTACGCAAATCGTTAACATATTTTCCTGCAATATTTCCATATCCCCAATTGCAACGTACACCTCTTCCCAAAACCTGACATGGGATGTGTTCCCTAGACCAAAGAGCATCTCTAACAGCAGCAATAAAAATTGCTCCAATATTATAGACATTAATTCCAGATCCACCACGCATCACACAAATTAAATGTCTGAGTGGATCATTACTATCATTTAAACGATTGCATACATCATCCCATGACAGTTTCTTGTCAACCACTTCTCCATTTAAATTCCAAATTCTATTGCCACCACTACCAGATTCCTGAAGAGTAGCAATCATAGGAGAGTTATAATCATATCCTCTCTTTTGAAGATGATTGCCAACAATTTGAACCATTCCAATATCATGTTGAACTGGACCTCTTTTACCAGACCCACCAAATGGTCCCTGATGAATAGGACATCCCCAGACTCCACCACCTTGACCACATCGAATAAAAGATGTAAGTTTTGGTTGAATATCAGGGTCTCTTTTTTTTAGTTCTTCTAACTCAAATTCTCTTTCAATCAAACTATCAATCATATCTCCCACATATGAATCAACAGATTGTTGAGTGCTTCTTTGAATCAAGTCATATTGAATAGTTTTATCGACCCAAGATTGATTAGGAATTAACTTTTCTAACTCTGCAAGTTTATTACACTCATGAAACAGGGCAGAAAATTTTTGATCTGTTTTTATATCACCATCAATAATATATTCATCATACTCTTGCTGATGCAAGGTTGGAGTAGCAGTGAACGATAGCACTCTTCCATTAACTTTCATCCATTCTCTAAGTCTCAATGCGACCTTTGCATCAAATCCAGATCTGTACCCTGTTCCAAATCCGTAAGCAACTGATCCAGCATCACCTACCGCTAAAAACTCATGAACTTCCTCAATCCACAGAACAGTATTTTCAGCATACTTCAAAAAAGACTCAAAGTGATTTGAAAATCTAGCATGAGTGATTGAAAAAATATAGATATTATCTGTGTCAAAAACATCAGACAAAAACTCATCCATCACCAAAGAATCTTTAATGTGGGTGATGTCCCTGTACTTATATTTTTTACCATCCACAACGGTTTCTTTTTCAAAGATACCATCGTTACATGTTTCGTTTTTTGGTGCTACGCGAATATTGAACTTTTGATTATAAAATACTTTATATAACTCTTGCGATAATTCTTTACCTTGAAAATATGACTTGCCAATACCCATTTGTTTGACAAGAACTTTTATTTTTGGTTCTGTAAAAAGTTCTTGATTATTAATTACTTTAAGAACATCATTACGAAATTCTTCATACACTTCTGGTGTAATCATGATTTACCTCTTTTTTAATTGTTCACCATCGAGACATAAAGCTCTTAGATGAAGCGTACATTATTTATACAGTATAACATAAAAAAAGAGGGTGTCAAGCACCCTCTTGTAAGTTCCGACTTTCGTAGAGACCGCACGAAAAGAGTCTCAGTCTTATTTAGTTGCTTCTTCTTGGGGTTTAGTCTTCTTGCCGATATTATACTTCTGTTCTAACACCCAATCTCCTTTATCCTTATATGCAAGAACTTTAATTTGATTGAGAGGTGCAATATCTGCAACGGCATCTTCCTTCACAACTGAGATAAGTCCCCAGTCAGCAAGTAGACGTGTGATGCGATTGCGTCTTTGAACATCGTTCACAGTCAGATTAGCGTGCTTCCCATCAAGGGCAAACAATTCTTTAAAGTGAACGATAAAATATCTACCCTGCTTATGCAGAATGTGGCAGGATTGATAAAGTTTTTTCTCCTTACGAGAAGCAACTCCAATTCTAGTTAGAGTCTCTCTGACTTTAAGAAAATCATCAGGTTCACTAAGAAGAACCTCCACCATTTGATCTTGAGACCAATCGACCGTAGGTTCTACAGTATTAGTCATTTTTTCCCTCCAATGTCAAGTCGTTGTTTAATAAAATTAATCTGTTCTTTAGTCAGGATTTTCAGAGCTTGGGATGCTTTTTCATTACTATAACCATAGTATTGTTTGATGCTTTCTAGATCCGTGACTTTATCCTTACGGAGCCAGGGAGAGAACCTCTTTCTTTTCCTCAGACTATTTAGATAGAATGAATATTGCATATCCTTTTCTAAGTTTGGATACTTATTCATTTCATTTGCATACATGACGCAATCAAGGTGCCCAGACAAACAACGATTAATGATATATGGAGGGTAAGTGCTAATGTCTTCACTTAGATCTTCCTTGTTAAAATTGATTGAGTTAAGCCAGTCCTTCAATTCCATAATTAAAAAGTAAAAGTTCCTTACGTTCTTTTTGTTCACGCATATATTCACCGACTGATCTCATAGTATAAGTCAAGTCAAATTCCCCAGTTTGCCAACCTTTAAATCTATCCTTTACTAACTGAGAGGAGTTGTAGGATATAAGTTGAGGACCAACGAATCGATCACAAATAGTTGCAAAACTATCATGATTAAATTTGTTGTGCATGTTTCCCTTTTTACCATAAAGATTATCTTTTATATCATAGGGAGGATCTAGATAAGTAAAGACATCTTTCCAGTCAGTAAGAAGATTCTCATAAGACTGGTTTGTGATTTTCCAGTTCTCAATTATCTTTGTGTATCCTGGAAGTTTTTGGATTCCTCGCATTGAGAAGTTTGAGTCACTTGCTTGTTTGCTGAAGGAGGATGACTCGGTGAGACCAGAAAAAGAACACTTATTGATAGTATAAAAACTGACAGCACGCTGTAAAGGATCATTATTGGATTCATCATTTAAATACTCCTTTGATTTTAAGAACAATTCTTTTGCAGATTCTGGTTCTGGATGTCTAGATTTTAAATCACATAAGGTCTCATACAAGGCATTACCATCATCCTGAAGAACTCTCCAAAAATTATATAGAGGTTCATAAAGATCATTAACCCAAATATCAAGGTGAGGATATTTTTTAGTAATATGAATTGCCACACTACCACCACCTAGAAATGGTTCTCTATATTCTTTGCAATCAGATACCTTCAAGAGGTATTGATCCATCTTAGTGCAAGCACGCGACTTGCCACCAGGATATCTTAGAGGAGTCTTGTGAGATTTCATAGGTAGTTGGGTTCATCCGCACGAAGAAGGACTCCATCAACCTTTTGGAGTAAATCTTGCATACCATTATACATGTAACGATATCCAGTGCCAACATAGAGTTGACCAAGAACAACCGATACTGTAGCGGTTCCCCAAAAAATGTAATACCACTTAGATTTTACTTGTGCTTTAACCTTGGTTTTCATAATGTTTAATCAATTGTTCTGCTTGTTTTTTATCAATCCCACAAGGGGCATTCTTAAGGCATCTAATGATAACCTCATTATCGCATATGGGAGGTTTGATTGTAAACCCCCACTTATCTACTTTACCTTCCGTAGGTGCTTCGACATAATCAAATTCACTTGGCATTATTCAATACCTGGTGGAAAGTTTTCAATCTCGGTCAATTCATAATCCCAGTCTTCCATAACTGCATTAGCAAGAAATCTATCTGAGAGCATTTCAAGTTCCTTTTCAGCATACTCTCTGGTCTCTGCTTCTAACCAAACATCAATGACCTTACCCAATCTAAGTTTCTTGATATCTAACTCGGACAATCTCTTACAGGCATCTCTCACAGCATTACCAGGAGAGTCATCAACCTGCGATCTCAAACGAATGAATACTAATGCTTTAAACTTCATTATTATAATATGCAATAGTTGCGTGGAACTTATCTATGGGATCAATAGTCTCCCCTAATGCACTCATTATTCTTACTTTCACTTCCTCATTACTAATTTCTTTCAAGATCTGTCGCAGTTCATCGTCATCAAACTTGACGTAATAGTTATTATAATGCTTCATTTAAATTCACACTCCACCATAATTTCAGTCAAACACGCAAGCATGTTTATTTCCTGATCCGCAACAAATGCCATTTGATACTGATACTTAGCAAGAGTAAGCACAGCAGCAGGAATACTATTCGGAACCATGGAATCATAACAAGCATCGTAAATACGACGCAGTAGGACAGAAGTATCATTGTCCAGGTTATTGACAACCCATTTACGTACTTCGGGAAAATCTTTTTCCTTAAGTTTCTTAACCAAATCATTTACTTTTACATCACTAAAAGTTGCAAGAACACCTGAGTCTATAGTACCTGAAGAGGAATATCTTTGACACTCATTAAGAACACGTCTCCAATCTGGAAAATGCTTATTAATAAGTTCTACCAGGACCTTGTTATCATATTTAACACTTTCTGTATCCAAGATTTCTTGGATACGTTTGAAGAATGAGGCTGCAAGTCCCTGTCGATCTTTTCCTTTAATGGAGAACTCGACAACCGTTGTGCGGGAATGAAGTGGTTCGAGAATTTTGTTTTTGAAGTTGCAGGTGAAGATGAATCTGCAGTTGCCACTAAACTCCTCAATAAACGCCCGTAGGAGGAGTTGTACATCGTTGGTTGTGTTATCTGCCTCATCAATGATGATGACTTTGTGTTTTGCAGTTGAAGAAAGCGAGACGGTCGAAGCGAAATTCTTCGCAGTATTTCTGACGGTATCGAGGAATCGTCCTTCATCGGATCCGTTGATGACATAAAAATCTACTCCTAGTTCATTGCAGAGTGCCTTTGCTACCGTAGTCTTTCCACACCCAGCAGGACCTGCAAGGAGCATATTT